TTCTCTTGATAACCGCCCATTCGCTAGGCTTACAGGTTCCACCACCCTTAATGACATCATAGGGCATCCCTATATCCCTCCTGTCAGCCTCTCGTCATGCCGGAAATGCACCCTCTCGTCTTCAAGATAGGCTAGTCTAAAGACGTAATCTCCACAACCGCACTTCTCGCAAACAAGACCGCTATCTTCTTTCACTTCTCCACACTTACAACAAGCAAAGACGATAATCACCGGCCTTACTTGGTTGTTGTTTCTATAGTTGTCCATACAATACCTGAATCCTTTGTATTGTCAATAGGCGGGTTATCGGAAGGCTTTGCCGAATCACTAGCGGGATTGTTCTTGACCAACTCATTCCCAGAGCTATTATCCTGCACAGTAGGCATGATATTAGCGGTTCCGTTGCTGAATAACAGCGGCTCAGGAACAGCGGCATCATGCCCAACCACCTTATTCGCCGCCTCATCGTGAGAGGTGAAGCCAGCCTCCTCTTCGTTTCTCGCATTCTGAATCATTAACTGGTGAGTCTGTGCATCCCTGAACATCTCGGAAGCACGCAATTCCGCAAAGCGAAACTCAACCTCCGCCTGAATACCCTTGGCCTGCAGCTTTAACTGGAACAACTCCTCAAGCATATTTTCGCAGTGATGCTGGATGGATTTGATACCAGCAGAATAAATCTCCCATTTGCGATTCGCATCAGATTCATTGGTATTGTTGCTAGTATCCATAACCACGCCATTGGACTTCAAACCTCTGGTAATCGTCTTCTCCAACCTTTCCATAATCTTGTCAATCGCACCAATGCTATCGCTATCTACGGTTCCCTGTGGTGCGTTCATCTTGAAAATATCCGTATGGATAAAAGCGTCGTCGGGTTCCAACTGCGAATAGACAGACTTAACCGCATCAATCGCAGCAGAAATGTATTTGCCAAGGCTGTCGAATCCCTGGTTGTCAAACACAAAGGCGTCCTGGGCAGACTCCGTATTCAGTTCTATGTCCATACGCTTGTATCCCTGCTGCATAATCACACGCTTAATATCATGATACAGGGATAACATGAATATGGAGGTGAATAAAGCAGGAGAAGCCAGGGAGCGACCGTAAGGGGAAGCGGGAAGAGGGTCAATGGGAACGTATTTGAAGGTTGGAATATCCAAGGTCACAAAGTCATTGCCAACCTGCTGACCAGGAACCCAAATCAGCCCACGCAAAGGGTCGATAGCCCGTTTGAATTTAACGCTGAATGGGTCAGGCGCAACCAAATCAACAGCCTCATTAGCACTCCCATCCAACACAAGCTCGCCACAAATCGCACCCCGTAGAAAAGCACCGATAAAGTAACGCCCAAGCACAACATCAAAACTGCCGTATAGCTTGCGAAGGTAGTCCAGGAAGAAGTTGAGGTCTTGTGTTCCCGCATCATTAATTACCTTTTGACCACCCAGTTCATAGACCTTGACGGTATAACCAGGATTGCACATGCGATTGAACTGCCAAATCGCCAAGCTAATCTCCGGCGACAGGTTCGAGAGCATATCCAAAAGCTCCTGGGGAGTAGATTGCCCAAGTGTTTGGGTATCCAAATCCCCAAGTCGCCAAAAACTCTCATCGTCCGAAGGCTCAACAACCGTAAGACTGGAAGGAGTAATAAAGGCATCGGAAGCCTTGTCGATAGAGGTACGACCAGCAGGCAATGGCTGCTCTTGCACAAGAGGGTTGGTAGCACTCGGCTTTTTAGTTGCACGAATCCCGAAAGCCTTAGCAATAAAGCCGATAATATCCATTTACCACCCCTTCGTCTTAACCATCTTCAGCACAGAGGTATGTGCTATCCCAGACAACTGAACCCTACCCGCAACCGCAAGAGCAAAAGAATCTGCCCTATCATCCATCATACCCTCTGGCGCACGTAGGCTTCCCGCCTCAATCTCAGAGAGTTGAGTAAAGGTTTGGAGTGTATGGATAACAGAGTTTGCTGGCATAACCGATTCCGAATCCGCCAGTCCAGAGTTCGTTCTGAAAAATTCAGTGCAGGTTGTGTAGAGTATTGTTTTACCAAGTGTACTGGATAGCCAGCCGTATTTAAGCGTTTTCCGACGTTTCCTAGCTTTCCTATCCTGTTTGTGAGTTTCCGCATCGTGTCCCAGAAGGAGCCTGGTTCGCTTAGCGTGTTCTTCCAGCCACTGGATGACGCTGTGACCGTGATTGTTGCGCTCGACCATGACAGAGGCGTAGTTGTAGTACACAGAGATGAGGCTGATGTAATATCCGAAGACAGCAGGTTCGATTTTTCCAGCGAAGCTTGCAACTTCTTCTCCTGTTCCGGCATCCAACACCGTAATTGCGCTATCATCAGAATTCGGGTTCCCTTCAGCAGGGTCAGCACCTATCACATACCTTACACCTAAAACAGGCTCCTTGTAAATATCCAAGTCCTGCAAAGCAGGTGCATCCTTCGCTCGAATAGGTCTAAGTTCCGAATAACAAGGCTCCAACCAGAGGAAGGGAATGCGCTTATCAAGTGTTTTTGAGGATAAAGCTTGAGCATCCGTCTCAGGATACTGCTCGTATAGGTCATCCAAGCTGCCGGTTCTGGAAAGAATATCCTGTTTCTGGCGATTATACCACTCAATCGTCCTGCCAGGATGCGAGGTCCAGGGCAGGAAGATAGGCTTCCAAGGGTTCTGTCCTGCCTTCGCCTGCCGGTAAATCTGCTTAAATTCAGATTCAGGCTCTTCCTTGTTGCTGCGACTAAGCAGAATCATCTTTCCGCCATTGTCAATCGTCGGTTTCACCGAACGCAAAAGGCTGTTCAGGTCTGGAGAAAGGTCTGCTTCGTCAACGATTGCCAAGGTAGACACATAGCCATCCCCTGCGCTAGTGGGAAAAGCCCGAAGCGTAGAGCCTGACTGGAGACTCCAGAGCTTTTCTGCGTTTGAGGCGGTCAGATTGCCTGTCACCATCCAAGGGGGCAGATTGGAATACATCCCCCGCAACCTCTCCACGCCAACAAGATAGATAGCCTCCGTTTCCCGCCTGCTAAAAACCGAAATAGAAGCGATAGAACGAAAAATCATGCTCCAAAGAGCGTAACTGAGAGCAATCCAAGTAATCCCAAGCTGTCTAGCTTTGAGGATAATCGTCAACTGATTGCTGTGAATCGTATGCAAAACATACTTTTGGGATTCCCAAAGACGGAAGTCAATCCATCCCTTCTCAACAGAATCGTAGATTTTACAGTACCTATCTACGAAGTAAACATAATCATCATAGCACTTTGCTATTTCGTCTACTCTCTCCTGTGTTAATTCTTCGGGTCTTGGTTCTCTTCTGACTTTACTCGCCATTCTACCTCTATCTCCTGACTCTTATCCTCTAATTGCTTCTTACGGCTGTTATGTAGCATTTCTATAAGAGTAGCAGCATTACCTACGTCTAAACTATTTACCTGTATAGCAGAATCAGAATAACCTCTGTTAGCACCCTTAGTTTTTAGAAAGAAGATTACAGCGGGTAGAACACCCTCTTTAGCTTGTTCTAGTAGCCTATACTCTACGGTATCAACGTTCTCAGCTTCTATCTCTTTCATTACCTGCATAAGAGAGGGAGTAGTCTGTACCTTTCTGTACAATACTGCTCTTGGAATCCCAAGATATTCTGCTGTCTGAGTATAGACACCGTGATTCTCTCTTAAGGCATAGGCTATATCCTGTATAGTCATTCTAAGAGTAGAAGCTAATCTATCTATCTCTTTTCTCTTACCCTTCCACTCCTGATATATCTCCTTTCTATCCGCAAACTTCTTACTAACCTCCTTTTTCTCTTCCTCATTGAGAATCGCTTGTTTAACCATCTTACTCTCCAGTAGCTTTTAGCAAATCATAACCGTGAATCACCTTTTCACGGTAGATAGAGGTGTTTAACGGCGGATTTGCCCCAGAATCAACGTTACCTGGACCAAAGTTATAGGCTAGTACGCCTTTGCGAATGTCTCCCTTGTAATACGCAATCAGGTCTTTCAGATATGCAGCGGATACTTTGGCATTGTCCAAAGCATTGTGAATGTCCTTAGACCCTACCTTTGGGGCATATTCAGACCAAACATCAGTAGTTATCTGTCCTAAACCGCCCCCATCTATCTCTGGACGGAACGAAGATTCGGCCCAAGTAAGAGAAGCCAGCAATTCCCAGTCCAATCCTATCTCATCTGCCGCTTTGCGAATCGCATCCAGGACGTTTAAGTCCTCAGTAGGCAATTGTTGTCCAGATAGGTAGGGCAAGGGGTTAGAATAGCCGCCCCAACCATCTGTGCGTTCATAGGGATAGATTCTCAGCCCAAAATGCAGATGAGGGCCAGAGGAGTTGCCTGTAGAACCAGATAGACCAAGATTTTGCCCCTCTACAACGTTGCTTTTGGGAGAAACGAAGATATTGTTCAGGTGAGCATAGATAGTTTCGCCAAATGGGTGGCCCAGTTTCACGTATTTCCCGAATCCAGTAGGGTTATTTGGGTCTAAATTCATCTCAATAACCTGTCCAGAGGCAGCGGCTTTCACAGGAGTACCTTCTGGAACGGCAAAATCAATCCCCGTATGGCCCTTCAGAGGCACTCCTGAGTCGGTAATTTGGCTGTAATCTTGCGGATTTTCCCCAAATCTCTGGCTGATTTGCACCCATACAACAGGCCAAGAGAGGGTGAATTTGGGCTTTTCAGGCTGAATCTGAGTCGCTCCCCTCTGAAAAATCACCTCAGTCGAGGTATGCTCTCCAGCATTAAAGCCACCACCCAGGTCAGCACCCATACCGATACCAGAAACGATGTCAGAGTTGATATGGTCAGGAGAATCGCCCACCCAAACGCTATACTCGTTTCTCGAAGGAGACATCGGATAGTTCGCATCCCAGGGTTCGCCTTTCTTTTCCTCAGAACGGGTCACATAGGAGTTAGTGGGCCAGTCAATGACGATAGGAACGTTTGCCAACCGATTGCCAGCCTCATCCAAAGTGTCAAAGTAGATGTGATGGCGTCCCTGGCTCTCTTGTTTATCTAACCAGCGAACTGATTTCACTCGCCATTCGGTTCCTGGTCGCTGCTCAACCTTCACCCCACGTGCAGTAGCCCTTGGGTCAATCACAGGTTTATTTGCGTCTGAGGACAAATTCTGGCCCGTAGAGCCGCTATTTTCGATTTCAGGTATAAACACACTACTCCCCCCATCAGAAAGCGAATTAGGGGCCTTGTAGCCCTTCTCAGAGGCTTCTGTGAAGTCTTGCAAGGCATTCAGTTTGCCAACCAAATAGAATTTATCGTATTTCGGCCAGCGATAAAGGATTCCAGCGTGTATCTTCTGGGTTTCCGGCCTCTGATTCCAGGAGTTAATCTCTTCATAAACCGCTTTTACGACTCCAGTGTTCAAATCTACCCAACCGTCCGGCAAATCCTCATCAATCTCTGTGATGTAGGCAGGAACCCCCTTCCAGGCAGCGGGGACATGGGAGAGAACATCCCGATAGGTCAGAAAACCCCAGTATGTCCCCTTTAGAGGACCGCTAAGGGCCTGTAAACCCTCATCTGACACCTGTGCAGGGTCTGCGGAACGCAAGTAAGCGTGAATAGCGATGCCGTCAGGATTGATTCCAGACAAGCGAATGTTCTCAAAAACATCTACCAAATAGTCTAGCCAACCCTCCCTATAGGGCGCAATCGCAGCGGGAATCACCGAAAAGCTAGAATCAACCGCTTTTAGAGCCTTGTAGGAGGCAATAAACGCATCAGCATAGGCTTTTGCGCTAATCTGCTTGCCGTTAGGCCACTCTTGCGGGTGGTTCGGCTCATTGCCGATAATAAAGCGAGTTGCGCCCTTACAGGACTGAGCGAATCCAACCAAAGACTTGAGATAGGGGAAAAGCGAGCCATCCGGCAGGGTTCCAGTGCTGCCATAGCCCCAGTTCATACGGAGAAGCCAGTTCAGTTCGCTACGATAGGACTTGCCCCCTGGATTCTGACTAAGCTCTACCAGGCCAAGACACCACTCATCGGGTTTCAGAAAGCCGGAAGAAGCCTCCTCATCGTG